TCTTCGAGATTTGCTTTCTTACCATCCAACATAAACAACTCTTTAAAGTGAACGATAAAATAACGTCCTTGCTTATGTAGGATATGGCAGGATTGATAAAGCTTCTTATCTTTACGGGAAGCTACGCCGATACGAGTTAGTGTCTCACGAACCTTTAAAAAGTCGTCTGGTTCGTTTAGTGTGATTTCCAACATGGTTGTTGGAGACCATTCAATAATACTATTTTCTTCCACCTTTACTCACCTTTTCTTTTATAATTTTTATTTGTTCAGGCGATATAAGTGAGAGGACTTGTCTTGCTTTGTCATTGCTATAGCCATAGTACTCTTTTATCACTTCAATATCACTGTGTGTTTCAGGTTTATTCCATTTAGAAAAACGTTTACGTTTCCTGACAGTATTTATAAAAAAGTGATATTGTAGCTTTTTGTCAATATTATGGTATTGATTCATGACATTTGCAAGAGCAACCGTATCATAAAAGTAACCAAGCCCACGGTTAACCATGAAAGGATTGTAATCCTTCTCGGCTTGCTCACCAATCATGATATCGTCTTTTGTATCATTAATGGATTTTAAATAGTCAAAGTGATTCATTTATGTATCTTACCACAGTTTGCATCCGCATAACATCCATAACGATGTCATGTTGTGGATCATGTGCAATAAACTTTTCTTCTAGCCCTTCAGGAATAAAACTATTCTTGAGACCAGAACCCCATGTTAAACCTTCAATAGTGGAACGAGTATCACGTACTTCCCACCAATTATATGGCATAGGTTGGTTACACTGCTTCATAATATGTTCAAGGAAAATAGGATCAAATGTATTACCACGCGTATAGACTTTGGTTACATTTGCTGATTTATTTACAATAAAAAAATTATAGAGTTCTGAGATGGATTTGTCCTCATCCGAAGGCTTAAGTTGCTTCCGTGCCTCGGAGGGTTGCCCGTTCCACCATTCTAGCGTTTCCTTATTGATACTACGCTTATAGGTCTTAACCTGTTCCTCTACGTTAAATTTAATCAATTTACTATTAGCTAATAGTTCTTCATAGGTATGTGGGTTATCACCACTAAATCTAGTCTCAGAAAAATTAACCATAGCCATTGAAAGAACAACACCTGAAATCTGATCTTGAGACAACGTTTCAAAATCAAATATACAAGCATCATTTAGTCCATCATATGGTGCCATTATTTAAAACTCACTTGTGCCATAATTTCTGTCATGCATGCTACCACATTTAATTCATGGTCAGCTACAAATGCATCCTTATACTGATAGTCAGCTAGAATAAGGACCATTTGTGGAATTGATTGGGGTTCAAGGTATTCATACATATTATCGTAGAGGCCACGGAAGATTGCCACAGGCTCAACATCCATGTTGTTTGTAACCCACTTACGCATCACTTTAAAGTTTTTGTCTTTTAAAGCTGTCACAAGTTCAGTAACGTTGCCACTAACATTATTACTGGACTGGCCGTTAATGCCAGCACCACTAATAGATACGCGCTGTCCTTCATTGATTACTCTCCTCCAATCAGGAGCATGTTTCATAATTAGATCAGCTACAGCTTTCTGTTCATAAGAAACACTTTCCTGGTCTAATATGTATATGAAACGTTTGAAAAATTGTGCTGCTAAATCAGCTAAATCTTTCTTCGTGGTATTAAATTCATAAACACCACAACGAGAATGGAGGGGTTCAATAATGCGGTTCTTAAAGTTACATGTAAGAATAAACCGGCAGTTATCTGAAAACTCTTCGATGAATCCACGGAGAGCGGGTTGTGTTGATTGAGGATTAAGATAATCAGCCTCATCAAGGATAATAACTTTGTATCCACCTTGTAAAGATACAGTAGAAGCAAATTGTTTAATCTTACCACGTAGGGTATCGATGTTTCCTTCTTCTGATCCATTGATAAGAATATAGTCCAAACCTAGTTCATTACACATAGCTTTTGCGACTGTAGTCTTACCAAGACCAGCAGACCCGGCGAACATCATATTAGGGATGTCACCGGTGTCCACCATTTTTTGAAACGTATCTTTTAACCGTGTTGGAAGGATAGTTTCAGAGATTGTTTTGGGTCTATATTTTTCTACCCACAAGAAGTCTTTGGCCATTCACATACTCCATAATCAATAGTGCCATTATATCAAATATATCTTAGAAGGTATATTCTTATTTTATATCCCGTGGGATATATTATTCAGCTTCGGCTGCTTCTTCTTGTGCTCGCTGTTCGCATAGTTGTGTAAGTTGAATAGCTTGGTCACGTAGTGTACCAATTGTAGAAAGTTCTTCACCACGGAAACCACCACGTTGTACAATAGCATCAATTACTGCTACGATAGAACGAGAGGTACGGTTAGCCAAATTGAATGTTTGTTCTACTGTTTCGTTGACTGTTTCGTCTGACATAATAATCTCCTTATTTGTATGTCGAAGTTTTTTCAAGCGCGACCCAATATACTAAATTTTGATCGTCACTCATATTTGTAAACTGAGAAATCAGCTTTGATGAAATTTCAACCTTGTAATCACCTGGGATCATACGTAGGTTATTGATGTTAAGGATGAAGTTAAAATCATCCGAGCTATACTCACCATCTACATCAATGGAGTATGAGTTTGATGTAGTGTTTTCACTGTCAACAACAGTAAGAGTAATAACATTATTGGCACCTGTAATTGATACCTCATTGTGGCCAAGAGCGCTGGCCGCACGTTTTAAATTGTTCAGTGTAGTCTGGTCTAGAACAAAAGTAACTTCAGGATCTGGCATAGCAATAGGCTTTGTCGGTGACGTAAGCATATCAACATCAGAATAGAAGTATTTAATTTTAGACCGGCCTGACATATCATTCACTGTCAAGTAAGAATCATCAAACTTCAGGTTAGAAGTGTCAAATAGATTCACTACTGATAGGAATTCGTTTAGATCATAGATGCCAAACTCTTGAGGAAAATCCTCAGCTACGGTAGCCATAGCCAATACATTCTTTGCCTCCGACATAGTCATAATAGTGTTCCCACCACGGATAACTAAGTTAGGATTAATGGAAGCAAAGTTTTTCAAAGATTGCATAGTAAAGCTGGATAGTTCCATTATTAGTTTCCTTTTATCTTACTAAAGTTTTTCTCTTTGTAAAATTCTAGCTTGTTTTCGAATTTGCCATCGAGAATATCGCCTTTGTGACTAATCACAAATACGTTTGTATCATCTCCAAGTGTGTAAATAATTTTCATTAAGTTATCTACACCCTCATAGTCGAGAGATGAGTCAAAGGTTTCATCCAAGATCAACAGGTTTGTTGATACTGAATTTTTCATCTTAGCGATCATACGCCAAGTAAACAATAACGCCAAATCGATACGTTGTTTCTCACCCTCGGAAAACGAGTCGTAAGAGAACGAATCTCTATGACGTGATTTAATTGTTTCGGAAAATGCTTCGTCCAAATGGAATGATACGAAGAAGTCCAGAACTTGCAAGTACTGGTTTACAAGCTTATTTATAACTGGTAAGTACTGCTTTATGATTTTTGTTTTAATGCCAGTGTCTTTTAGCATTTCAAGGATAACACTATTATAAGTCAGTTGTTCGTTAATGTACAACCGTTTTTCAAATAATGTTGCTTTTTCTTCCTTGAGTTGTTCTAGTTCTGTTTTGGATTTTGCTACATCACCATCATTGCCGCGTATTTTTGATATGGCATCGGACAAATTTCTAATCTGTCCTTGCAACCGTACGATTTCACGATTGTTGCCAGATATAAGTGCGGTTTTGGTTCTGACATCATTTGAGGCATCGTTGAGCCGTTCAAGAGTTGATTCCACAATAGCCGACTGGTTAGCGACATCGTCCAAAGCTTTCTGTATCTCTGATGCTTTGGATCTGGCGGTGGAGAGTTTCTCCGATCGTAAGTCCTCGTCAATATCTTGGGAACATGAGGGGCACGTATCATTTTCCTCGTAAAACTTTGAGTCTTTAACAAGCTGTTTGATTTTTTGGTTGAACTCTGCGTTGTAGTGAAGAAGCGTCTGCTTCTTATCGTGGTTCTCTTTGAGAGCTTCTTCAAGGCCGGCCGAAAGCTTTTCGATTTCTTCGGACGTTGCATTGTTTTCATGCTGTAAGTTCGATATTGAGTCTTCGGCGAGGAAGATTTCATTTTCTTTTTCATCGATCTGATCATTACTTAATGCCTCCACTTCTTTAATGTACTTGGACTGTAAGTCAATCTTTTCCTTCGATAGTTCAAGCGCATAATCAACATCTTTTAGCTGATCCTTAAGGATACCATTTTTTTCTTTCAAGATGCTATTCATTTTAGAGAATACGTTAATGTCCAGAAGATCCTCGATAACATCCCTACGATTCTGCGCTGACAGCTGCATGAAAGGAATGAAGGAAGAAGAGCCGAGCACAACAATCTGATGGAAGCTTTTATGATTAAGCTTAATGATGTTTTGTTCGAGGATCTTCTGGTACTCTTTAGCGTGGGAGGACTGGTTAATCATAGTCCCATCTTTCCAGATTTCAAACTTACCTGGTTTGATTCCACGCACAACTTTAAAATTCGATCCGGCTACAGTAAACTCAACCTCTACCTGACAATCTTTATTGTTAATGGTATTAATCAGTTGGGGTTTACTAATATTCCGGTGTGCTTTACCAAATAGTGCAAATGATAAAGCATCTAATAATGTGGATTTGCCTGCACCATTATGGCCAATGACCAATGTGGTCTTATGGCTTGTAAAGTCTACAGACGTCCAGCTATTTCCTGTCGATAGAAAATTTTTCCACCGTAAAGTTTTAAATAAAATCATGCTATTTCTAAGGTTTGTGCCTCAATCATGAGATCATGCATTTCTTTTTTAATGCGGTCTCTATCCAATTCCGTATCTACGTTATCAATATAGGAATTAAGTAATGTGCTTGTGTCTTCGAGTGATACACTTTCATCCTCAACCTGATCGCCAACAAATTCTGAAAAGCTTTCTTGAATCTTGAGTTCGTGTATTTTCCTATTCTGTATTCTATCAATAAATCGGTCAAATGTAAACAGCTCAGATTTATTAATTACAACAACTTTAACAAATTTTTCGTCTAGGTCGGAGAGGTCATAATCATTAAAATCATACTTAGAATCATCGTAATAGATACGATGGAAAAGAGTATGGGGATTACGAATAGGTGTAAGTTCTCGAGTTTCTGTATCCAACGTATGGAAGTACTTTTTATCATGTGCATCGTTCCAATAAAATTCCATCTGTGATCCGAGGTAATGGATATTACCCTTTGCAGATTTTGTATGGTAATGTCCAGACAACACCATTTCAAATCTGCTAAAGATTGATGGATCCATTCCGTGTGGTGCTTCAATACCTTTCATCATTTCATAACCAGCCAATTCAAGGTGGCCACCTAGCATATCAGCTTTACAGTTTTGAACAAAGTGCATGGACTTATCATAGTTCTCATTACAAATCCAAGGGAGCATTGCAAACTGTAATCCATCAAGATCAATTACAGTTGGATCCATGTGGATAGTAATTTCACCCATGTAATGGCCGAGTAATTCTTTTAAGGAGTTTAGCTCATTTGTATTCTTGTAATAGGTGTCATGGTTACCAGGAATGATATGCATGTGCATACCGTACTCTCTTAGTTTTGTAAGAAATGACTTACGATACCTGTTAAGAGCACGGAAGTTAACAAACTTCCTGTTATCGAAAACATCACCAAGGTGAACGATAGTCCGAATATTATGTTCCAAAAGATAAGGAAAAAATACATCGCTATAGAACTTTTCCGCGTTATCGATAAATACGTCAGAACTATTGCGAATGCCAGCATGAGTGTCATTTAAAATTGCTACTTTCAATTTCTTGTTCTACCTCTAAAATTTTCTCTTTCAAAGCAAGCTTTTTCTTTTTTAAAGCTTTTGCCTCCAAACCAGGATACCTACCAAGTTCAGAAATCATTTCATCTAATTTAGCATGAGAAGCTTTTAGACTTTTCAAATAAGATTCTTTAGTCGTCGTCATCGATGAACCTTTGTAAATCAGAGTCGACTTTTAGTACACGTTTCCGGCGAAGTTTTTCTTCTTTCATGTACACTTTAAACTCTGTATCTTTTTCTTTAACCTTGTCAATCCGATCCTTTAGTTGATCGAGGAAAGAGTTGACAACGCTCGCTGCTTGTGGATCATCAGCGCCATAAACATGTTGTTCTAGACCACTCTGAGAAATGTATTTGAGTTTGACGTCTTGTTGTTTCTTTTCTTTCGCAATACGGCGTAGAAAAGCATACCACGAGATTTGAGTGAAATATGCAAAAGCATTTGGATTCCCTGTTCTAGTTGCAGCTTCAATATTATAATTCTCAATAGCACGTAAACAATTTTCAACAGCATCCATTACCATCTCTTCACGGTACGTATAACGAATAAAGTTAGACTTGTGAGAAAGACCTTCTGCAATACGCAGGAAACAAGACGCAATATAATCCGGAACCTTGGGTAAAGGTTCTTCCTTTTGTTTTGCTTCTGCTAGAACTTTACAGTATTCAACAACAGCGTTGGAAAACTCTTTGTTGTTAACATAATGTATGCTTTTTCGTTTAGACATAATAAATCCTTTTCCAATAATACTATTATAATCAAAATGTGGAGAGATGTAAACTAAAAAAATTTACGAAAAAGTGCATTTTTGGGGTTTACAAACCTGAAAAATGTGGTAGAATAAATCTAAGGTTTTTTGGAGTGGGTGGATACTAGTGGATTGTATCTTTAGGTTTTGCACTAAATTGGATAATATTGCTTTCCGCTGAATCAGAAACATCTCTCATCTGCGCGCGAATACGTTCAACTTCTGCTGTAATCTTTTTTTCTAATTCATCATCACTCATGTTTTCTGTTTCAACAACATTTTTATATTGCTCTACCAATTGAGTAGCAGGGATTGCTGTAGTAACAATGTGTTGAGTGTTTACAGATTGGAACAATGCTGAATTGTTTTGTAAGCACATAAAAGGACGTAGTGTAAAGATTCTTGTATTTGAACCAGGTGGTTCCATTGAAATGATTTTATATATGTTACGGACAATAAGTTCTACTGATTCATCGTCATCGTCCCACTCAAGAACTTCGCAGACGATTTCATCTCCGGTCGACATTCTCATATGTCTTATTCTATCATCGTTCATTCTATGTCCACCTTTATCACTTTGTAGTTAAATTGTTCTTTATCATATATACGGATACGTTCAGCAGAATGCATTAATGTGTAATTGTTTCTTGTTTGCCAGTGCAAGTCGTCTGCGATATCATAGAGCTGCGTAGTCCTACCATCGTCCGATTTTCTAAGTCCTCTTCCAATTGATTGCAAGACTTTAATCTGTGACTTTGAGGGAGAAGCGAATACGATATTGTGAAGATTCCGAATATTAATCCCAGTACTAAAAGTGCCAAGGGAAGCCACGATAATTGCATCATTTTGTTTCTCCACAATTTTTCGGATTGCTTCACGATCTGAAGTCGCAACTTCACCAGAAACGAAGAAAACTTTCCTACCTTCCTGTACCTTACTATTTATCATCTCATAGAGAGGCTTTCCATGAGCGTCCACACGATTAAATAAGATGAGAGTATTTCCTTGAGCATCCAAAGCGAGATTACGAATGAGCCTGTTACGAGTAGCATTTCCAATAATGAAGTCAATTTCTTGTTGGTATGTCTGCTTTCCAAAGTTCTTCCTTACCTCCTCTGAATAATTTAACAATAATACTTTAATGTCTAAAGGTGCTAAAGTATCATCGTCTTGTAATTTTTTCGTAGTTGTTACCTTGTAAACTGGACCAAACAATCCCTCAAGGACGAGTCGATGTGTCTGTGTACCGTCCAAAGTACCGGTTGTGCCAAAGCGATATTTTGCCTGTGTTGCTTTGTTCATAATAGATGATAGTGATTTTGACTTAAAGCCATGACACTCATCACCAATTACCATACCAAATTTTTGAAACCATTGTTTCGGAAACTTGTAAATACTTTGCCATGTTGAAATAATAACACGTTTATTTGTATTCTTATCCTTACCAGAATAAATCCGATGTACCGCGTTTTCAACATTCATATTATAGTCTTTAAAATCATTGTACATTTGTTCAACCAAAGAAGTAGTTGGCACAATAATTAATATTTGCTGTTTATCTTCAATCATTGACATATAATATTTCAATATCAGATAAATAATAAACGATTTGCCTGAACCTGTAGGAGATAATAAAATTGCGCGTGTGGATTTTAAGCCCACTTTTATTGCTTCTTCTTGGTAGCTGCGAGGTCGGAATGGTAAATACTGAGCCTCGTTGTCGAGCCATAAGTCCCACTCGGGAATTGTGTGAGTTTCGCCAGGTAATCCGTACACGTTATGCGGAATCGTGGAGACGGTGTAGTTACGTTCAGACGCGAATTTTTGAATATGGGTATATAGACCAGCAGAAATCTCATACGTCATGTTATTGAACAAGCGTATCTTACCATCCCACATCTTATTGCGAAAAGATGGCATAAATTCTGCTC